ACGTCGGCAATTGCGCGAATGTCTACACCAGCGTTTCCGATCATGGATAACATGTATTTGGATTCGTTTTTCTTTGCGATTCCGATGCGTCTGGTCTGGGATAACTTTCAGAAATTCATGGGTGAGCAGACTGACCCGGGCGATAGTACCGATTTCACAGTCCCGATTGCGGACGTGTCGGTAGCGCCGTTGTCAACGACCGGGTACCTAGAAAACAGTTTGCAGGATTATCTTGGCCTACCAACGGGTGTAGCTGCCCTGGAACACAATAATCTGTTTCAGCGCGCCATAAATTTGACGTGGAACGAGTGGTTTCGCGATCAAAACTTACAGAACAGCGTTGTCGTCGATAAAGATGACGGGCCGGACGATCCAGCGGATTACACCTTGCTAAAACGTGGAAAGCGCCACGACTATTTCACATCTGCGTTGCCGTGGCCGCAGAAAGGTGATTCGGTTTCCCTTCCGTTGGGTACATCGGCGGATATTGCGTCCGATGCAACAGCAGCTGATAACCTTTCGATTGCACTTACAACCGATGCGGACCCGTATAATTACATGCAATCGGATACCGGCGTTTATTTGCGTGCCTCCGGTACAGCGGGTACAGAAGCATCCAAACTGTATGCCGATTTGAGTACAGCGACGGCTGCAACGATTAACCAGCTTCGCCAGGCATTTCAGATTCAGCGCCTATTGGAGCGTGACGCGCGAGGTGGTACCAGGTACACGGAGATTATTCGTTCTCATTTTGGTGTAACCAGTCCGGACCAGCGGCTGCAAAGGCCGGAATACCTGGGCGGCGGTTCGACGCCAATCAATGTCAATCCAGTGATTCGGACGGCGGACGCATTTAACGCTGCCGGCGGTTTCGACAGTAGAGCCGGCGATTTATCGGCGTTTGCCACATCGAATATTATGGGGCATGGTTTCAGCAAATCGTTTACCGAACACACGCTAATTATCGGTCTGGTAAATGTCAGAGCCGATTTGACGTATCAGCAGGGTATGGACCGGATGTGGTCCAGGCAGACGCGGTATGATTTTTATTGGCCTGCGTTGGCACAGATCGGCGAGCAAACAATTCTGAATAAGGAGTTATATGCAGATGGTTCGGCGGCCGATGAGGACGTGTTTGGATACCAGGAACGGTACGCGGAGTATCGGTATAAGCCGTCGAAGATTACTGGCGCATTTCGGTCAAATGCCGCGACGCCGCTCGACGCCTGGCACTTATCGCAGGAGTTTGGATCGTTGCCCACGTTGGGCAGTACGTTTATCGAGGAGGACCCGCCGATTGATCGCGTTATTAACACACCATCAGAACCGCATTTTATATTTGATTCGTATTTCAGCATGCGGTGCGCGCGGCCTATGCCGTTGTATGGTGTACCCGGCATGATAGACCACTTCTAAAATGGGCTTCCTAAGTAGTTTAAAAAGCATTGGTGACTCTGTTGGGAGTGTCACCGGTGCATTGTCGCCCCTTATCGATGTTGGTATGGGTATCTTTGGTGCAAGTGGTGCAGCAGAAGGCAGGGAGTATGCCAGGGAAACGTCGATTGCTTCGGCTCGGGAACAAATGAAGTTTCAAAAAATGATGTCGGACACGGCGCATCAGCGCCAGATAAAGGATTTGAAAGCCTCAGGGCTCAATCCGATCATTTCAGCAACGAGTGGAGCGAGTACACCCAGTGGAGCCGGATACGATACGCCCTATGTGAATCCGATAGCGGAAGGCGTGGACGCCTGGCGCAATTCGGCAGCATCACAAAAAATCCAAAAGGAGAAAGAACTAACGGAAGAAACGACGAAAAATGTTCCAAAAACAGGTCAATTAATCGACCAGCAGGTCGGTCAGGTCAACAGCGCAGCGGCGCTCAATAAAGTAATGTACAACACGGAGATAGAGAAGAAACGCAAAATACAGGACGAGCAAGCCATTCTCAGAGAAAATCTAAAAGTCGCAGAGAGGGAAGCGAAAGCGGCCGATCTAGACAAACAGATTTATAATTCATCAGAAGGGCCAGTCCTGCGTTTAATGGAGCGTTTCGGAGCAAGTGGTGCGAGTGCCGTGAAGCTTATGCAAAGCCTGAAGCTAAAGGGCTTGTTCAAATAATACCCAAATAAGGAGTTTCTAATATGTTCAGTAAAAAAGATGAAAACGGTTTACCAATCAGAACCAAAGTGGTGTTGGTGTGTGGTGACGGCTTGACAAAGCAAAGTCACAAAAAAGAGTGTGATATCAATCAGATAATGTCGAATTATCAAAAAACCGGGACGGTAGCGTTTCGGAACGCCAGGGAAGCGGAATATATGGACGTTCCGGTGCTGGATTTCCATTCGGCATTGAACCTGGTTAAACAAGCGGAAACAACGTTTTCGGAAATGCCGTCGCATTTGCGAAAGAAATTCCGCAATGATCCCGGCGAATTTATGGATTTCATCCATAACGCCGACAATCTCGACGAATCGATCGAGCTAGGGCTGCTAGAGCCCCCAGCGGACTATATTAAGCCCGCACAAAGGGTGGCACAGCCACCCGCCGAACCGCCCCCGGAGGGGGCAGCGTAGGCCGTCTAGGCCACAAGGTAACAGTTACCCACTAGATCTAACTGTTACAACTGACACCCTAGTGCTAAACTAAGGGTGTCTAAACAGCAAACAGGAGTAAAAGTTCATGCGTAGAAATAAGATGAGCAAGTCAAAATCCCGCAAATCCTTCCGGAAAGGTGCCAGCCGCGTAAATAAGCGGAATTACAGCTCGGCACCCATGCGTGGTGGTTTTAGGTTGTAATGGCCGGTGGCACATGCTACCACCCGATCAAAGCCTATCGGTCTTCGGTGGTTAATCCGAAGACTGGTAAGTTCGGGCTCGTTTTTAAAAGAAAGTTTGCGCAGAAAGGAAGTGAACCGTTGCAGGTACCCTGCGGACAGTGTATTCATTGCCGGCTTGAAAGATCGCGACAATGGGCGATGCGTTGTGTACATGAGGCCGATTTGTATGACGCTAATTGTTTCATCACGCTCACATATAACCAGGAGAATTTGCCCGAAAATTACTCCCTGGATAAAACTCACTTCCAAAAATTCATGAAGCGATTACGGAAAGCGCATGGCGGAAAAAAAATCAGATATTTCATGTGTGGAGAATACGGAGAAGAAAAGCTCCGACCGCACTATCACGCCTGTATCTTCAATTATGATTTTCCTGACAAAGTTCTCTGGAAAGAAATTGACGGTAATCGTTTATATATCTCTGCTGAGCTTGGGAAGCTGTGGCCTTTCGGGTTTTCTTCCATAGGCCCGCTGACGTTTGAAACGGCAGCATACACAGCCCGGTACGTCATGAAGAAAGTGACCGGAAGAAATAAGGAAAAACCCGGTAGTCATTCCGGCCTTAAACCCTATGAAAGGGTCAACCCGGAAACCGGCGAGATTTATCAAGTGGAATGCGAGTATGCCACCATGTCTCGTAGACCAGGGATCGCTAAAGGATGGTTTGAACGTTATGGCAAGGATGCCTACCCATCCGATTTCTTGGTCATGCGTGGTGTGAAAATGAAGCCGCCGAAATATTATGATTATTTGTTCGGCGAGGGCATCGAGGAGATCAAGGAAAAGAGAGTACTGGCCGCTAAGGAAAGAAAAGCGGATAACACACCGGCGCGATTGGCAGTAAGGGAAAAGTGCCACGAAGCGCGGATATCATTGCTCAAGAGAGCATTAACTGACGAGGATTAATCAGCATGGAATTAAAAATGTTTTCAATTTATGACAAAGCCGTTCAGGTCTTCAATACACCGTTTGCAATGAAAACTGACATGGAAGCAATTCGGGCGTTCAAGCATATGGCGCAAGATCCGAATACCACCATTTACAAGTCACCGGAAGATTTTATCTTGTATGAATGTGCGTTTTTCGACACGGCGGACGGTCAATTCGGTGCCGATGCAGAGCCAAGAAAAGTTTGTGCCGGTACGGATTTCCCGGTAGTTCCAGCCGACCAAGAAGTCATGGAGTTGGTTGGTGGCGGTGATCTGAAAGCAGGAGGTACAGCATAATGAATTGTCCGATGGAAGAGTTAGTCAGATTGTGGCAAAGCGAGGAATTAAAAGGCGATGCCTGGGAAGATTGGTGTAGAGAAAACGAAGTGACGTTCGTAGATGTTTGGAAAGCTCGTAAGATAGCAACAGCACCACAACAGGAGTTATTCACATGAAAAGTGTTATGAGTCATCAGTTTTCTAGGGTGCCTAACGTTCAGATTCAGCGGTCTTCGTTTGATCGAAGTCATGGACACAAAACGACGTTTGATGCCGGGTATTTGGTGCCGGTGTTTTGTGACGAAGCATTGCCAGGCGATACGTTTAATCTACAAATGTCGGCAATTGCGCGAATGTCTACACCAGCGTTTCCGATCATGGATAACATGTATTTGGATTCGTTTTTCTTTGCGATTCCGATGCGTCTGGT